TATCGTAACACTTTGCGACGCAGGTGGTTGGGAAGATTGGTCAGTAAATGGTCTTGACCTTTCGACACAATTCGACGGTCAACCAGGAACATCTGCATATGCCACGGCACAGAATGCTTCTGATGACGAAATGCACATTGCAGTCATCGATGCAAACGGTCAATTCTCTGGCGTAAGAAATACTGTTCTAGAAAAGTTCCCATTTGTTTCGAAGGCATCGGATGCTAAGAATTCTGACGGTTCTTCGAACTATTACAAGAACGTTCTCAATGCTCAGTCTAAGTATGTCTGGTGGATGGATCACCCAAGCGGTGGTTCAAACTGGGGTACTCTTGCTGCAGGAACAGAATATGACATTCTTGATGCTGCGATCGGCGATTTCCTAACTGGTGGTGTTGATGCTGCTCCTTCAGATGGTAACGTTCAAACAGCATACGATCTGTTCGCAAACAAGGAACTGGTCGATGTTTCTCTACTTCTAACAGGTAACCATGCAGTTGCTACTGTTCAGCATGTTATCGATAATATCGCTCTAGATCGTCTTGACTGCGTTGTATTCCTGTCGCCACCACTGGCAGCAGTTCAAAACAACGTTGGTGACGAAGCAGAAGATATCGTAACATACAGAAACACAACTCTTGACCGTTCGACTTCATACGCTGTTATGGATTCGGGTTGGAAGGTTCAATACGACAAGTATAATGACGTGTATGTAAACATTCCTCTGAATGCTGACACTGCAGGTCTCTGCGCTCGTACCGACCAGACAAACGATCCATGGTGGTCGCCTGCTGGTCTCAACCGTGGTGGAATCAAGAACTGCGTTAAGTTGCTGTTCTCGCCAAACCAAACAGAGCGCGATACGCTTTACAAGAATGGTGTTAACCCAGTTGTTTCGTTCCCAGGACAGGGTGTTGTTCTTTACGGCGATAAGACACTTCTTGCAAAACCATCAGCATTCGACCGCATCAATGTTCGTCGTCTGTTCATCGTTCTTGAGAAGGCAATTTCGACTGCTGCGAAGTATCAACTGTTCGAGTTCAACGACGTGTTTACTCGCGCACAGTTCAAGTCGCTAGTAGAACCATTCCTCCGCGATGTTCGTGGTCGCCGTGGTATCTATGACTTCCGTGTCGTTTGCGACGAAACAAATAACACTGGCGAAGTAATTGACCGTAACGAGTTTGTTGCAGACATCTACATCAAACCTGCTAAGTCGATCAACTTCATCTACCTAAACTTCATCGCAACTCGTACCTCGGTATCGTTCGAAGAAGTTGGTGCCTAATAACCCGAATAAATAGAATTATAGGAGAAATCTAATATGGATATTTCAAAGTTTAAAGGGTTACTAGGTGCTGGTGGTGCTCGTCCAAACCAATTCCGTGTACTTCTCAACTTCCCAGGATATGTAACTGCTGTTCCTGATAGAGAATACTCGCTGCTGGTAACTGGCGCTGCTCTTCCTGCATCAACAGTAAACCCAACTCTCGTTCAATATCGTGGTCGCGAAGTCAAACTTGCTGGCGAGCGTATCTTCGATCCTTGGACAGTCACTATTGTAAACGATACTGAGATGTCACTCCGCAAACCATTCGAAGAGTGGATGAACGGAATGAACGATCTGGAATTGAATACAGGTGTTCTTAACCCAACAGACTATCAAGCAGACATTGTTGTCCAACATCTTGATCGTAACGACGAAGTTCTGATGGAATACACTCTGTATAACTCGTTCCCAATCAACATGTCAGAAATTGCTCTACAATATGGGCAGAACGATGTAATTGAAGAGTTCACAGTAACCTTCAACTACTCGCACTACCTAACAAACACACTGTAAGAGTAATTTAATATAATGGAAATTTTTGGTTATAAGATTACGAAGTCTTCGGAGCCGCCAACGGAAAAATCGTTTGTGGCTCCGACAGACGACGGTGGTACCGACGCCATCAAGGCGGGCGGTTACTATGGTACATACCTCGATCTAGATGGAACTGCCAGTACTGAGCAGGAATTGATTAGACGTTATCGTGATATTGGCGGTATGGCAGACGTTGATACTGCTATTGATGACATCGTTAACGATTCTATTTCGAATCTTGATGATGAAGATCCAATTAAAATCAATCTTGATGACGTCGAACTATCGGCAGGAATCAAGAAAGATATTGAAAGAGAATTTGAAGAAGTTCTCAATATTCTTGATTTTAAACTTAGAGCGCAAGACTACTTCCGTCGTTGGTATATCGACGGTAGACTTTTCTTCCACAAAGTTATCGACACAGCAAATCCTAAACAGGGTATTACTGATGTTCGTTACATTGATCCACGAAAGATTAAAAAGGTTCGTGAGATTATTAAGGAAAAAGAAACTAAGTCTGGTGTAGAGTTCATCACCAAGGTTAATGAATACTTCCTTTACAATGAGAAGGGCGTAGTCAATCAGAAGACAGCAAATGTCAATGATTACTCCAGCACTTCAAATATGCTGAAGATTACTAAGGACGCTATTTGCCACGTCCCATCAGGTTTGGTCGACCAAGATAAGAACGTTGGTCTGTCATACTTACACAAGGCAATTCGTCCTGCTAACCAGTTGCGTATGATGGAAAACGCACTGGTCATTTATCGTATTACTCGTGCTCCAGAGCGTAGAGTATTTTACGTTGACGTTGGTAATCTTCCAAAGATTAAAGCGGAACAATACCTCAAGGGTATTATGAACCAGTATCGTAACAAGATCGTTTACGATTCTAACACTGGCGAAATTCGCGATGATAAAAAGTTTCTTTCGATGCTAGAAGATTTCTGGTTGCCTCGCCGCGAAGGTGGTCGTGGTACTCAGATTGAAACACTTCCTGGTGGAGAAAATCTTGGTCAGATCCAAGACGTAGAATTCTTCCAGCGTAAACTATATCAGGCATTGAATGTTCCTATTTCAAGACTACAACAGCAGTCTGGTCTAAACTTTGGTCGTGCTGCTGAAATCAATCGTGATGAGTGGAAATTCACTAAGTTTATTGCTAAACTTCGTCGTCGTTTCTCTCTTCTATTTGATGATCTTCTCAAGACCCAGTTAATACTAAAGGGTATTATTACTGAGGATGATTGGGAAAAGATTAAGTATAAGATTCGTTATCAGTATGCTACAGATGCATTCTATACCGAATCGAAAGAACAACAGATTCTTCAATCTCGTATTGAAATTCTTAATGGTATGGCAAACTATATCGGTTCATTGTATAGTAAAGAATATGTCCAGAAACATATCCTGAAGTTGACAGATGATGAAATTGCTGAAATTGAAGCAGAGAACGCAGCGAACCCACCAGAGGTTCCACCTGCTGATTTTTCATCATTACAACCACCTGATCAACAACAAGCACCGAATCAACAAGGACAATAATCATGACACAGAGTGTAGCAGATCTAATAAATAATATCGAAAACGGAACACTTGCGGACGCAGAACAAGTATTTAATGATATTATGGACATTAAAGCAGGTACTGCGTTAGATGCATACAGACAGCAAATTGCGATGAACGTTTTTAACGATCAAGAATCAGAACCTGAAGAAGATTTTGATACTGACGTTGAGGATGAATCGGAAGAAGACTTTACGGGAGAAGACGATGCTGAAGTTTAAGGATTTAATGGAAAGACTTAACATTACCAAAACAAAAATGGGCGATGTGATCAAGGATTTCCAAGATTCAGATGCTCCCCAGTTTAAGGGTAAGAGCGCAGAGAAGCGTCGTCAGATGGCAATCGCTGCCAAGTTGGAAGCAGACCGTGGTGTTAAGGAAGACGTCGAACAGACTGACGAAGAACTAAAGGGCAATCAACATAAGATTGATGCCAATAAGAATGGTAAGGTTGACAGCAACGATTTTAAAATTTTGCGTAATGCAAAGAAAGCAAGATACCAGTAAGGAATAACAGATGGCGACTAAAGCGGTTCTAAAACTAACACAGGTCCATGGTGTGGTAAAGGTGCGTGGCACAGGATCCGCTACCATTGCACTTGCGACTGATCTGAAGAAATCTTCAGAAACTCAGTCTTCACCAAAGGCGAATATTCGCACACTTCATTGGGCACTGTCAGTAGGTTCTACTGCAACCGTTACTAGAAATAGTGTGGTTCTATATTACCTTTCTGGAACTGGTAAGATGGAATTTATGGGTTGGTCGGATAACGAAGAAAATGGATCGGACATTGTAGTCGATTTTTCTTCAGGAACTGGTTCAGTGGTCTTGGAACTTGCTAAGGTCTCTGGTTATGGTTCGCAACAGCACCAAAATCAAGGAGATCTAGGATAATGAAACTTATTACTGAAGTCGTTGAAGACATCAACATCCTTACCGAAGAAACTAACGGTAAGAAGACACACTTTATCGAAGGTATCTTCCTTCAGTCAAATCTCCAAAACCGCAATGGGCGTGTTTATCCAAAAGAGATTATGCAGAAAGAAGTTGACAGATACAACGAAAGTTATGTCAAATCAAATCGTGCACTCGGCGAGCTTGGTCACCCAGATGGTCCATCGATTAATCTAGATC